ATCTGATAAACCAAGAAAACAATTATTGAGAGCGTTCAAAGAAGATGGTAAAACTAAATACAAACCAGTAATAGGAAATGCAGTAGATTTATAACAAGAAAGATAAATGTTTTCAGAAATAAAAAATTTTTTATCACATGATGAGTGTGATAGAATAATAAATGAGTGTAGTTCTTTAATAGATGAAAATCAATTAAGTGTTGAGTACAACAGGCAAGGAAAAACTGTTAGTTTGGGACACACAGAATTAAAAGAGATAGATCAATTAGTTTGTGACAGATTAAATTTTTTTATAAAAAATAGATTAACTTATACTTTCGCATTATTTGAATGTAATGTAGCAGATACAGGATATTCTTTTCATAGATATAAAGACAAAGAACAATTATTTACTCATGCTGATGGTCTTTTTTCGTGGGACACAGAAATATTTTATCCAAAAATATTAGCTTGTGTTATTAATTTAACAGACAATGATAATGCAGATTTAATTTTTCCTAGACATAACAAAGCGATTAAATCAGAAAAAGGTAAACTGGTTAGTTTTCTACCTCATTCTTGTTTTGAACACTACATGAATAATAATTCTGGAAAGAACAGAGACGTCATAGTAACATGGTTGTGCGATAAAAATATAGAATGTAAAAAAATATAAATGAGAAAGATATTAGGAGTTAATATTTCACATCATTGTTCGTTTGCTTATTTTGAAGACGGTGTCTTAAAAGAGTATTACGAAGAAGATAGATTTAATAAAATTAAACACTATCACCCTGATGATGCAGAACATGGTAATTATACTTATCAATATCAAGTTTTAAAAAAATTTAAAGATATCACCTTTGATGTTGTAGTATTTGCAACGTTTGACAGAGGCCACTTACAAATAGAATTACCAATAGTAAAGCACATATTAAAACAAGTTAAATATAAAAAATATTATTTTAATAATTATAATCATCACATTTATCATGCAACCTGCGGATATTACTTTAGTAAATTTGATGAGGCAATTGCTTTGATTTCAGATGGTGGTGGAGAAATGGAAATGCAAAAAAATTTTAGAGCTTTACAAAGTATATTTTTAATAAATAAAAAAGAAATTGTACCTAAATATAAATACCTTTCTAACGCAGAATTAAATTACTTTAATAATTTTGTGCCAACAGAAATAAATGTAAAAAAAGATATAGATTATGTAATGAGTAACAAATCTAAAGCTGGTCGTAAGTATCTTGATTATCTTGTCAAAGCAGGTTTTAAAGAAGGAGAAGAGGGTCAAATGATGGGCTTTGCTCCTTACAACGATATTGCTAACGAAGCACAAGAAGAAACTCTCAAAGATATAATAGACTTAGTTGAAAAAGCTAAAGAGTATTCGAGTTGTAAAAACATAATATTGTCTGGCGGTTATCATTTAAATTGTTCTAACAATTTTAAATTAGTAAAACTTTATCCTGAGTTTAATTTTTTTGTTGATCCAATACCATACGATGGAGGCACAGCAGTGGGTGCTGTATATTTTTATGAAAATTATTAAAGATAGAAAAGAAGCTGTTGATTTATTATTACAACAAAAAGTTGTTGTAATATTTCAAGGACACTCTGAATGGGGCGCACGTGCATTGGGTAATCGATCAATGTTATTTGATCCCCGTAATAAAAATGCAAAAGAAATTGTAAACAAAATAAAAGGCAGACAACCCTGGAGACCAACAGCTGCTACAATACTTTACGAACACAGACATGAGTATTTAGATATGCATGGATTAGATGAATCTCCATACATGACTTTTGCAATAGACGCTAAACCAAAAGCAGTGGATAAAGTCCCTGCGTGTGTACACGCAGATAACACTTGTAGATTTCAAACTTTAAAACGTGAGCAAAATGAAAACTATTATGATCTTATAAAATTATTTTACAGAGAAACAGGGGTGCCTTTACTGCTTAATACGTCTTTTAATTTAAAAGGATACCCCATAGTTGAAACATTTGATGACGCTTTGTTGACTTTACAAAACAGTGAGATTGAGTATCTATATACTCCATGAGTAAAAAAGTAATTATACAAAAAGCATTTGCTAATATAGATACCGTTCATGGTTTTTGTGAACAATGTGAAGAAGAATCAATCTTAATTGCAATTGTACAAGATTATTATAGATGCACCAATTGTGGTCACGATACTAGACAACATATAAATGGTAGTATAAGATATTTAAAGATAAGTGAAAAAGATAGAGAATACATAAAACAAGAAGATAAATGAGTTTAAAACTTCAGTTGATAGATAATTTTTTTTCTAAAAAAGAATATGATATTTTAATTAACAATTTAAATAAAATTCCCTATGAACCAGCGTCCAATGCCAATGGACTATATGGTATGAATCATAACTTTGAAGAAACAAAAGAAAACAAATGGTTGTTTGACAAAATTAAAAATACATTTCTTCCAAGTTTTCCTGAAATAAAAGAACTAGGAGTTGTAGCTGCTTCATTTCAAATGAGAGATAACAAAGGAGATATGAGTCCTCACACAGACAAAGGTATAGTTGGTGAGTATACGCTTAAATATAATTGTTTAATATATTTAAAAGGAGAAGAGATAACTTACAATGGAACTGGTTTTTACCACGATACTAATTTAAATACATATATAGGTTTCGTTAATAACAGAGCTTTGTTTTTTAATGGATCTGATGTTTATCATAGTTGTCTGCAAGGTTTAGGAGATAGTAGTGCACGTTATACATTAGGAGTATTTTATGGCAAAAAAGTCTAAGGGTTTATATGCAAAGGTTGCTCACGTACCCATGTTTCACAAAACATCGATTGGACGCAATCCTAGTAAGGCAAAAATGAACAAGCACCGCCGACGTAGTTTTAAAAAATACCGGGGCCAGGGCAAATAATTAAGCTGGGGTCTTTGGTTTAGGTGGTGGAATAACAACTTCTTCACACGTAAATTTAGGATATAATCTAAATTCTACTACATCTTGTTCTGAAAACTTGTCTTGATACAATATATCGTACGATTCAGAAAGCCCATTTCGAACACAATCATAATAGCTCTCCTGTGGCTTAGGATACGTATCATTAGTTACACAATTACCCGCTATGGTTGAACATATGTATATCGTTAAAAAAAATTTCATTGACAAGTCCCTTGTAAATTTATATAAATATCCTATATGTTTAGATATTACAGAAAGGATATACTAAATGACAGACATAAGCAAATACAAAAGTCTCGCAGTTGATCATGACTGCTATGGTAAAATTGATAAGCTAACCAAGGTACTGGCACCAGGAATCATTTTATCAAGAGCGCAGGTGATTAGAATGTTAGTAGACGAGAAAGCGAAGAAGTTAAATGGCAAAATCACAAAGCGTGTTTCCAAAGGCGATTAACGTCGTTGGAGACAGACAAAATGCAGAGCAAAGTCTTTGGCGTAACGTACTAATTGTAGCCCTGGAGGACGCATTGGGTTCACAATGGCGTAATAAAAATTACGGTAACCCAGGCAATGATTATTTTACACAGACAGCTAGAAGTTATTTTCTAGAGCCTAATAGAGATTTTGCTTTGGTATGCCAGTACGCAGGGTTTGACCATCAATACATAAGAATGAAAGCAAAACAGTTTTTTAATAGAAAGGAGAACGCATGATAAACGTGTTGAAAGCAATCGTAAGCGAAATGAAAAGAGCTAACGATATAAGAGAAAGAGAGCTGAAGTTAAAAGAAGAACAATGGGAGGATTCAAAATTGTCTTGGTATACAAAACAAGATAGGTATCCACCACATCTTCAGTATGGTGCTACAATAACTTGTTGTCAAGAACCGCAAGTAAGTAACAATGTTACAGGTTACAGATGGTAAAAAAAATATGCAAAGTTTGTAATGGCAACGGATTTATCCGAGTGCCATTCGAACAAGCACATGAAGAACAATGGGCTGACTGTGAATTTTGCAACAATCAAGGAGAGATAGAGGAGGAAGAAGACAATGATACTATTCAATAAATTTTTTATTAACAATAAAAAATGGAAACAACAATTGTCTGCCTGGAGTTTATACTATCGAAGCGAGATAGTCTTTGCTACAGCAGGTTTTATTGTTGGACTCATAGTGGGGTTAGTAATATGAGACAAGCAATACTACAAGCATTAGAAGACAAATACACTGCGCAAATATCAGAGGCAGATGCAACTATAAAAATTTATTTAGATAATTCTGTAGGTATTGGAGAACATCCACAACACATAGAAGAAATAGATAAGCTTTTACAAAAAATTGTAGATGCCCAAGAAAAAATAAAAGAACTACAGGCGTTTAAATTATGATGTCCAGTAGTTTTATAGTAACAGCTAATTTAAAAACATTAGTTAGCTTATATGGTTTGAGTTACAAAAGATTAGCAAAAGAACTTAACATGGATTACACGGTTGTATTTAGACTTGTAAAAGGACAACGAAGGGTAAGTTTTAAATTATTAGATAAACTTGCAGAAGTATTTAATTGTAGTCCCAAAGATTTATTAGATCCTGATTTTGCATTAGGTGTAGGCTGGCAATTAGTTTGTAACAGAGATTTTAAAGTAAACGAAAAATTAGTTAATAAAAAATTGTATAAGAGAGCTTAATGGATTTGTTAGTTTCAATTGGAGCAATATTATTAATATATGCATGCGTAATAGGTTTGTTACGAATGTGGAACAAGGAGGAAAATGATACGAGGAAATAGTAGCGACTATGATTTGTTAAGAAAATGGTCGAGTAATTTTGATTGTGATGGATACTACTCATGTGAGATTGGTGTCGGAGAGGGAATGGGATCTAAGATTATTATGGATAATGTTATAAATAGTTATATGCACATTGGAATAGATTCTTACACAGACCATACAAGAGATACTTTAATTGGTGATTTGTTAGATTATTCTAATCAAGGTAAATTCAGATTAGCAAACATGACAGAAAGATTATTTATGTCTCATCCGGACCACCAGGACATGACATTTGCATTTGTGCATTTTGATTGTTCAACTAAATCACAAGATATAATGACACAAGCTGTGTGGTTTGCTGAAAGAGCAGCACCTCACTCAAGATTTGTATTTAATAATCACACTCAATATAAATTTGATTTAATTTCTGAAGTAATGAAATTTTATAGATTTGAGATTCATGGAATGGGAGATGTAAAATGTATGATGGCAAAGACAAAAAAATGATAGCTGAAACAGACAGAGCCTACATCGCTGGGCTATTCGATGGAGAAGGCAGTATCTATTTCGCAAAGCGTGCGGAGATGAAGAAAAAACATAAGGGCAAAGGTTACAGAATATCTTTGTCACAACGTATTAGTATGGAAATGACTATGACGGATGAGTCTGTTATACGTTGGGTCCACGAAGTATTAGGACGCGGAACTGTCGTGCGTAAGCCACGCAAAGGCTTACGCAAAGACGGAACTAAATATTTAATGCAATGGAAGTGGCGTTGTACTTTTAGAGATGCGTACTATGTCTGCAAATTGCTATGGCCTTGGGCACACGTTAAGATGCCTAAGATTCAACAAGTGATAGATCATTATGATATCAATAAAGACAATATTGTAGACTTAAAACAATACAAGATAGTAAACAAAGGAGCCCTAAAATGATGAATGATGAGGATTTACGCGAGTTTCATAGCATCGGAAAGAAGAAGATTATCTGGAATGGAAAGTCCAAATTTGATTACCAAACCATTAAAAGAGTAGACTCTGAGTCTGGTCGAGTTTACGACATCAACAACGAAAAGTTACCATCTGTTACAACAATACTGGGTGCAACTAGATCGGAAGAATCGAGAGCAAAACTGGCAGCATGGAGGCAAAGAGAAGGCGAAATTAAGGCAGACCAAATACGTGATGATGCAGCCGCTCGAGGTACAATTATGCACCGAATATTAGAAGGATTTATAAAAGGTGAAGGCCATATGGATCTTACAAAATTAGGACAAGAGGCAGGCACCATGGCCCAAAACATCATCGATAAAGGCCATTTCGAGCCCTTAGAGGAGGTGTGGGGGTTGGAAATGCCCCTATGGTACCCTGGATTGTACGCGGGGGCCTCTGACGTCGCTGGTTTGTACGACGGCCGAGAGTCTATCATAGATTTTAAACAAAGCAATAAATACAAGAAGCGTGAATGGATTGACGATTATTTTGTACAATGTGCGGCTTACGCCGTGGCTCACAACTACGTTTATGGTACGAACATACAATCTGGAGTGATTCTAATTAGCGTTAAAGGTGGTGATGTTCTAAGATACGTGTCACATGGTAAGGAATTTCAACACTTTATGTGGACTTGGCTAGGTAGAGTTGGTCAATACTACAAGCAACAGGCATCAAGCACCTAGGACCCATAGAGTATTCTGTATGAGATTTGTGTTTATAAAAAAATTTTTGAAAAATATAGTGATACAATGCTACAATGGACTTAAACTATTGATTTTACAGCATAAATTACTGCTACAATGCTGCTACAATGGTGTTACAATGTGCTTCAGGGAAATCCCTACGCGCGCGCGTGAAAACGCTTTTTACAAAAGCAGTTTCTCATGTATAAAACTCTATGGAAGGAAGTTATGACAGAAGAATTAAGAAGAATAGAATATAGATTTTTGCATTGGGGTCCGTTTGTGTGTCACTACACATTAACTCCAGAGGAAGTTGAGTCTTTTAGAAAATTACAAAGTGGAAAAGATTATAGAGATCATTTAGCGGGGCATTTAGAAAATGAAAAAGCTTTAGATAAAAAAGAAGTTTATAAACTTTTATTTCCTTATTTAAATAGTTACGCCCAGGGTTATCAACAATACAGAGCCGCACCATTATGCAATGGTTTTGAAATGATAACGTCTTGGGTTAATCGTCAAACAAAAAATGAATTTAATCCTCCACATACACACGACGGCCATTTATCTTTTGTTCTCTATACAGAGGTTCCTCAGGCTTTACACAAAGAATGTTTTAGTAGCGTATCTAATAGTCCAGGCCCAGGTTGTATAACATTTGATTTTAATCTTGCGGGAAGCAATATGAATAAATTTTTTTTACAAACACATTCTCACTTACCAGCTGTTGGAGATTTATTTATTTTTCCTGCGGCTCTACCACATTGGGTCTATCCATTTAAAACAACCGAAGGCGAAAGAGTTTCTATATCCGGAAATATACATCTAATAGATGGCGATAAAACATTAACACCGAAACATGACAGCAAAGAAAAGTAAATATAAATCGATAGTTATAAAAAAGAAAAGGTATAATTTTTATACAATTACCTGGGTCGATCCGACGGGCGATTCGGGGCACGCGACAGCTGATGAGTTTGCAAAGTTTAAAGCTAGTATTATGGTAACGCAAGCATATTTGTTTAGTAAAGATAAAAAGTTTATTAGAACGTTTGCATCGTATGAAGAAGGAGATGAGTTATTCTCTGATCGAAATGTATTTCCAAGAGGATGTGTTATTAAGATGGAGAAGGTTCTCTTGTGATACAAATTATAGACAACTTCTTTGAAGATGTGTTATTTCAAAATGTTAAAAATCACTGCGTAACTAAACTACACTATACACCTAAGTATTACGACGACCCTGACGTAGCAGGCATACGAGATAAAACTACACATTATGGCAGTAGATACATTTTAAATAATGATCCCAAGTTGTTGGATGTTTTTGTTCAACAAGCAAATAAAAAATTTAATATTAAAATAAAAAAACTTCACCCAGATTGTGGTGTTGACATGCGAAACTATGATAAATTTGTACCCCACACAGATACTAAGTTGGGTGCTAAAGTAAATGTTTTAGTTATGATAAGCGGACCAACTGCAGTGAATAACGGAACAGTTTTTTTCAGCGGTGAGAAAGACAAGGAAGAGTTAGACATTCATGTGGGCTTTAGAGAAAATAGAGCATTGTTGTTTCCATCTGGTTGGATTCACTCTGCTCATTTGAGTAATGTTCCTAATTTAAGAAGGCACACTGCTACTTTGTTTATTCAAGATTATGAGAGGTTAGTTTGATTCAGTATCCTCTGGTGGAAGTTCCGGCTCGACCTTTGTTAGTTGTGTTTTTTCTTGTACTTTTTCTTTTATATCTTCAAACGGCACATTTTCTAGGATTGGTGAGTAGTCATCAATTATTTTTTTCATTCTTGATTCTAACTCTTCTGTTGTTAAGTCTTCTAATTTTCCTGTCCTTATTATCTTCTGCTCAATATATAGCCCCGCAGCTTTACCACGGGCTACTTCTGCATTCACCGCAGCTGACCAAGCTCCTTTTTTGAGAGCTTCTTTTCTAATCTGGCCTAGCTCTGCAATATGTTTTTCATAAGTGACTTCATATTTTTTCTGCCATTCTTCTCTAAGTTCTCCAATGTATTTAACAACCAGTGGATACAATTTTGGATTCTGTAGTTTACTTGCGTATTGTCTTGCCGAGTCTTTTGCAAAGCCAGCGTCTACAGCACACTCAGTTGCTGTCTTCCTGCCTTCGTTTGTTACTAACTCGTAAGCAAATTTCATTTGTTGTTCAGTTAATTTTTTTGGTAAACCCATACTTGATATTTAATACAACTTAGTCTATAAATCAACCTATGTTTACTGGAAAGGTATTGAGAGCAGCATTAGATAAATTTATGAAAGGCGAGGTAGCAGCCAATGCCAGAGTGCAAGTTATATTACCAAACGGAGAGTTTTATGACATCACCGGTGTGAAGTTATTGGAAAATAAATTAATTGGAGTTAGAGAATCTCATAGACTTGCTATTACAATATCCCCTGAACAATGGAAGATGGGTAAGGTTATTAAAAAACTATGAGTTATGATCACAAAATAATAGATCAAAAATATCACATGAAAGGTTTAATTAACAAAGACGTGTGTAAAAAGTTGATACAATTTTACGAAGATAAAAAACATATGTCTGTCCCTGAAAAAAGTTACAAGTTCGATGAGGGTAAAAGTGTGGATGATAATTTTGGTTGTCTTAATATCTCTTTGTTAAGAAATGAAGAAGGCTTTGAAGAGCCTTATAAGATTATATTAAACTACCTTAGAATCGTTCTAACTAATTACGAAGTGTTTGTTCGTAATACTTTCTGCCCTAGTTTTAAAAATATTTTTATGACAAATACCAACAACATAAGGATATTAAAGTACGATGTTGGACAATGTATTAAAGATCACTCTGATATTGATGGATTTACAAGAGGATCATTGACGATTAATCTTAATGACGATTATGAAGGTGGTGAGTTTAGATTTTTTAGTGGACAAGAGAAGGTAAGATTGTCTGAAGGTGAAGCAATGCTTTTCCCCGCAGAACCTATTTGGATTCACGGCACTGAGCCTGTAACAAAAGGCTCTCGTTATACAATTAATTGTTTTTTGAGATTGCCACCACAAACTAACGAAACCAAATGAAGTTATCTTTTTCTATCCCTGGAAAAGTATACTGGATAACAAATTTCCTAGATTACAACATGTACAAAGGTATTCATGATGCCATTATCAAAGAAAGAAATAAGATCAACCTGCATTCATCAGAAGGCAAATGGAGTGATAACCTGATTGCTAATATTGTACCTCCATTAAGAGTAGGTGTAGATAAATATGAACCGTTTGATCGGTTAAAAACATTGGTCAGACACAATGCTTTTTTTAAAATGGAAGACTTGCTCGAAATGAGCACCAGCATTCATTACATGAAAAAAGGCGCTGGTATAAACTGGCACGACGATGGAGGTTGGAAGTATGGAGCAACTCTTTACATAAATCACAAATGGCATAGGCAATGGGGCGGTGAGTTTATGTTTACAGATAACAATGGCCACGGCTGGATACCACCGGTTGGCAATTCTTTGGTTATAGTAAAAGCTCCGATAGCACATAAAGTTAACCCTGTACTGAGTCCGATCATGCCCAGGATTTCTGTACAATTATTTATGAAATAGTTTGACAAATTAATGGAGTGTAGTAGTGAAACCAGAAAAGAAATTTTGGTATGAAATTAAAGCGTTCAATCTTAAAAATAATTGCAAATTATCATTTACACGCGTGGAAAATACTGCTTCATGGGGGACTCCTGATATACTGGGCTATAATCTTTCTGGCAACTTTTTCACTATCGAATTAAAAGTAACAAAGACCAACAAGGTACGCCTGTCTCCACATCAAATTGCGTTTCATGTGAAACATCCTAACAATACATTTATCCTAGTTAAGGCCCTCTCCCTTAACTCCATAAAACTTTATGAGGGAAGGTATATCAAGGATCTTGACGCTTGTGGCTTGAAGCTTGATGCTTGCGCCTCACAGCTTGAGGCTTGTTTCTCGAAGCTTGAGTCTCTGTAGCTTGAGCCTCATCAGCTTGTTGCTTGTTGCTTGAAGCTTGCGCCTCAAACTCCCTCCGGATCTTTCGCATCTCTTTCCAATAAAGCGGGGATTTAAATTCGAACATTAATGCTTGCCGTAAACTACGTTTTGAATTCTACCATCCCAACACGCGCGACAGTCGCCGCATTCGTTGTTTTGCTTTGGAGCTGGGCAAAAGTGACCTTCACTTGTAAACGTTTTATTAAGATCACTTGAGACGGTAGAAGTATTTCTCCAACCCTTGGGCGCTTTGTCTTTTGACTGGTCGACCATGGGAACAGAAAACCTGATTATTAAATTTTTAGGACACAGAGGCAGGAAAGCCTTAACCCAGGCTTCTCGCGTTGGCATCCAATGTTTAACTTTTGGCGTCATACCTGCAACAGCAAAAATTTTTAATAAGTGTTCTTCGTCTTGGATGTCTCCGGAGTCGTGCCACCTGAATACATTTGCTTTTTTAGAATTGATTAACATCGCCATTGCACCAACCCA